GAAGACTGATGAATGTGATGATAGAGAGGGAAAAGCTTTCAAACCGGAAGAAATGCCATTACAGCATCCGAACTGTTTATGTTATTTCACAGAAGAGCTTGCAGATATACATCAATGCATTAAAGATATTAATGCATGGGTTAATGGTGCCAGCAATTCGGATATAGATAAATGGGTTTATGCATATAAAAATAAATAGTCTAAAAAAGTGAACTTTTTTGAACGTATTGAATTAATTTAAAATCGAGTCTAAAAAACTTTGAAAATTAATTATTAAACGTTCAAAAAATGCTATTGACTTTTTTGGACTATAAAACTATAATTTAATCATAAATTAAATTATAGAGGTGTTGGCCATGAAAAAGAATGAAATAAAAAATAAAACTTTCGCTTATTTAAGGGTATCAACTAAAGACCAAATAGTAGATAGACAAAGAGTAAGTATACTTAAGTATTGTACAGAACATAATATAGAAATTGAAGAAAGAGACATATTTGAAGATAAGTTATCAGGCAAAGACTTTGATCGTCCACAATATAAAGCAATGAAACAGTGTTTAAGAAGTGGAGATGTTCTTATAGTAAAGGAGCTTGATAGATTAGGACGTAATAAAGAACAGATAAAAAAAGAATTGACATGGTTTAATGAACACAACATAAGAGTAAAAATCTTAAATATTCCAACAACATTGGAAGATCTATCTGCAGATAATAGTTGGGTAATGGACATGGTTAATAATATTTTAATAGAAGTTTATTCAGCATTAGCAGAAGAAGAGAGATTGAAAATCAGAAGAAGACAGCGTGAAGGAATAGCAGTTATGCCAGTAGATGCATTAGGGAAAAAGATTTCTAAAAAAACAGGAAGATATATGGGAAGACCTGTAGTAGATTATCCTAATAATTGGGATGAAGTATACACAGATTGGAAAGATAAAAAAATTACTGCAGTAAAAGCAATGGATCTATTAGATTTAAAGAAAGGTACATTCTATAATTTAGTAAAAAAATATGAAAGTTAATTTTAATATAAGGCATAAAAGCACTTAGATATTATTTAATAACTAAGCGCTTTTATTATGTCTAAAAATGGGAGGATGAGAAATGAATATACCAAGCAAAATAAGAATTGGGAGCGTAGACTATACTGTAGAAAAAACAGATGAATATCTTAAATTAGATGGAGAGCAATGTCTAGGAATTATTGATTATGAAATACAAACAATAAAAATTGCAAATAATATTCAGCATAATCAGAGACAGGAACAGACTTTTCTTCATGAGGTAATTCATGCAATAACAAAAGAGTTTAAAATTGATTTCAGCGAAGAAGAGGAAGTTATAGTTGATAAATTAGCATTAGGACTACATCAAGTTATTAGAGATAATCTTGAAGAAGTTAAATCTATTAAAATTGGTGATGTTCAGATTAACTATGGTGAAATAACAGATAAGGTATCAGAAAAAATGAGTGAAAATCTAAGAAAATCATTAGGAGGAATAGTATGAATGAATTAAAAATTACAACAAGTTGTATTGATGGAAAGTTAGCGAATGTTGAACTTAATGGAGAAGATATAAGTTATAAAATTACGGGATTAACTTTAAAAATGAAAGGTGGAAAATTTCCAAAAGCATTAATCGAATTCCCATTAAGTGAAATTGAAGTTGACGGAAATTTTGAAGTAGTAAAAAATCTTCCTAAAAAAGAAGATGAAATATCAACAGTTAATTTATTTGGAAGTGGAGAGAAAATAGAAAGAAAGGTTTAAAAGGTAATCCAATTATCTCGTATTAGTCTAACGTTATAGGCTTAGTTTTATTTTAGGAGGAATTTATGAAACCAATTAAGACAGAGTATAGTAACTTAATTTTAAAAGCTCCAAAAGGCCAAGAAGATTCAGTTATTTGTTTACCAGTAACTAGATTATCTCTTGAAGATGGAACACATGTGGTTGAAAGTTGTTGGCAATTATCAAAAGAAGAATTAGAAG